TAAAGGTGTAAAATAATGCCAGTCTTTTTTATGGTAATCAGCGAGTTCTTTAGAAATGTTTTTATCCGTTGAATGCAATTTCTTAAACGTATCGATTCTTGTTTGCTTAGACGGGGCTTTCATGTCTTTTTTGGCAATTAAATCAATACTTTGAACTTCTTTGCCTTTATGCTGTCGCCTAAGATTTGCTCCAAAAAAGCCTTTATACCGTTGAACATCACTTTTAAGATAATTCACATAGGCATGACCTTTAGATTTACTTTCATCGTATACGCTTAATCTCCCAAAATGAGTTCCTTTTCGAATACGAATATCACCAGATTTTCGATCATGGCGAACGCCCCATTTCATTCCGGGAACTCCATAGTGAGCCAAAAATTCTTCTTTACTTAAAAAATTCATTTTTGGTTTCACCTCTATAGATTAATAATTTCTTAAAGAACGTCCAGCAACTTTGTATGCTGGGCTTTTCCAGCCAAGAAGGCGTTTATCTTTTATCTTTTTATTACCATATTTTCCAAGAATTTCTTTGGCAATTGAATCCGTTAATTCAGAATGTTCTGAATGTAAATTAGAAATTTTAAGACTAAAAGCATCTAAAGATCGATCTTTTCCGATCATATCCCAAATCTCATAGTCACGTTCAATAAGATCTGTACTTTTTGCACGTTTATTGTATTTATCGTACATTCGATTTACTCGTTTTCTATAATCTTCAGTTTGCTTGTTTAAATTCTTTTCGGATTCATTTAAACGATGTTTTTGGTCTTCGTTTAAAGATTTTTTCATTTTTGATCCGAGTTTATCGTAATTAATAAAAACGCCTTTATCTTTTCTAATACTCTTTTTTAAAGTTTTATAAACACCTTTGGGGTTCTTACCACTACCTTTAGGATACCTACCAGAACCGGGGCCTCCATGCGCGAGCCAAATTATTTCATTCATTTTCTCACCACCTAAAAGAACATATCATAATTTGCTTTATAAGCAACATAGGCATCCATCATAGCAGCAACACTATCGATTTTTCTATCATGCCTATTTTTATATAATTTAATATTTGCGTTATTGTCTTCAAGAACAATGCAGTTACCCATTGTGAATTGCATCATCTCTTCATCAAACAAAAGAGCTCGATCTTCAGCGAATTTCTTAAGTTCTCCAAGAGGTACCGATTCAGTTTTAGATCCTTGAATAACCTTTACAATACCAAATGGGCCATTCTCTTGTTGCCATCTTTCAACAAACTCTTTTGCATTATATGGGTCGAATCCGAAACAACGAACTTCGTAATGCTTTGTTAGAATGAACTGGTCAAGATCTTCATACACAGACATCATATCAAGAACTGCTCCGGGCATAATCATCAGAGTTCCTTCTTCAATAAAATTATTATACTTCTCTCTTGTTGCTGCTGGTAGCTTCATCAAAGTTCTTTCTGAAATATAGCATCGGGTTTTAACACCAAATTCGGAAGTTGATAAAGGAAACAAAAATGTAAATGCACAGAAGTCATCGCCTTGAGACAAGTCTGCTCCCATAGCGCAAGGCATTTCCCAATAAGTTCTTTGCCTATGAGGAAGGGTTTCTTCATAAGTAAAGAAATATGTATAACCTTCCATGGGTAATCCAAATCTTTTTGCAAGAATATCGTTACGAGTTGCAGGAGCTTTTTCTGCTCTTAAAACCTCTTGCTGATAATCCTCATAAGAAACGGTTTTGCCAAGACCGGGGTTTGCTTTAACCCACATTGAAGGGTCATTAATTTCTTTTATGTTGTCAAGACAATACCACCAAATAGAAGTATGTACATCTTGGTACTCGCCCTTAAGTATGCTAAGAAGCTCCATTTTGATTGTATCGCCAACACCGTTACGAACTGTACCTTCCGAACTTATTGCCAATAGAATCCAGTCTTTAGCTTTCTTAGCGCTTTGTTCTGCAGCAGTGGTTACGTCTTCTCTTGTATCGCCAGAAAGCCATTCATCAATGGTAACAATTTTACATCTCATACTTTGAAGGCGATCAACAGTCATTGGGATTGTACGGATAACAGAGCCGGTTAAAAAGTTCTCGATTCCTTTTTTGGTTGCTGCAAGCTTCAATCGATTTGCACGGGAACCGGTGGTATTTTGAAGAGAGCCTTCAGTTAAAAATTTAAATAAAGGCCCTCGTGCTCTTGCTATAGCGGTTCGTATTGGGGATAACACTTCTTCTGACTGTCTCATCGTTGGCGAAGTTACAATCTGGTCGGTTGTTGACGTATCAACATTTAAGAAATAACTTTGTATGCATGATGCATACATGGATTTTGCAGCGCCTCGTCCAACAATAAGAAACTGTTTATTTATAAGACGCTTTTTTATAAGTTTTTGTTCGTAATGCCCTTTTCCAGTATCATCCGGAACATATACGCTCTTTTCGACAAAGTAATACCAACCCAATAGATCTTCAGCCCAAAGTTTAAAATAATCTAAAACAAAAAGATCTGAACCATCAGTTAGAGTCAATTCATTTTCACAGAATTGAATAAAACCTTCAACTTTTGCTCCATCATAGTAAACACCGCTATGCTCTATAAGTCTATCAATTCGGTTCATTTGAAGAGAGATTTTTTCATTTACCGGAATCTCTCCTCGTATTACTTTATCTCTAAACTCTCCATAATATTTTGGAACAGCGGTGTTTGATAAAGCCAAAGATTTTCACCTCTTATTCACTTTCTCCTTCGACTTGAACTCGTAATCTCCAAGTTACTTCGGTTAAACGATCTTTTAATGCATTTGTTACATATCCACTATTCGGAGGATCAAATGATAAACGAGTTCTTAAATAAATATATTCTTGTGCAGAATTTAAAAGACCATTACCCGAATATTCCGAAAGAAGATCATCCCAAGTTTCATTGCCATTTTCAGTAATTTGAAAATTTGGAGAGCATACACCAAGTTGGCTCAAATCCATAATAGCCGAATTTATAAAAAACAATATTTCAGTATCAAAAGCAGAATAATCTTCGCTTAAACCAAGCATTTTTTTAATCGTATCTATAATTGGTTTACTAGAATATAATGCCATTATGATATCCCTCCTTATTATTTCCAAGGACAAGTATCATTCTGAGTACGAACTATCATTGGTTGCGGCAATAAATCTCTAGACCCATAATGTATTGCCATGTGAGTATTATGAGAAACACAAACTACATTTTCTGGATCAAATATTTTTGGATCTCGATTTAGTATGTCTTCTTTCGTTAATGTGTTCAAATGATGAACGGTCAATCTATCATAAATTTCAAATCCGGGCATGGCAATATCGCAGCCGTTATCTCTTATAATTATGGCATCACGAAAATGCCGCCATTCAGGACTTGCGTATAATATTTGATTTAAATATCGATCATAACCGAACGTTTCAAATCCGATTTTACCACCGATTTTTAAATATTCAAATCGATCGTAATAATCTGAAATTTGTATAAGTTCGGAATAAGCTCTTATGTTCATTCATTACCACCATATGATTTCATAGCAGCAATAGCATTAGCGTATAGCTCCTCGACATGTTCTGCAGATTTAAGAGCGTTAATCTTTTCACTTATTAAAAGATTTTCTTGTTCAAGTTTTTCTCGTTCAAGGCGTTCTCTTTCTGTGCCAAGCTTTAAGAAATGGGTTATAACCTGCGAACTTGCCGTTCCTTCCTGAAGCTGTCTTTCGGCAAGATCTATTGCTAAATTAATCAATTGATTTTCGCGACCTTCAGGAGTTTTAGCAGGAGCATACCCTTTTCTTTTGTTAGGCATGCTTGTTCCTCCTTATTTGCCTTTATATGATAGGAAAAAATCCCTATAAAATTCGTACTAAGGACCTTGTCCTATTATATAAAATAAGGAGCCCAGAAATTAATCCGAGCTCCTTGGCGCACGATTTTATCTTTCAGACATTTCGATATTACGAATTATGTCATCAAGAATAGTTCTTTCGTGATCGGTGGGTGCTTCATCATACATTCTCTCAATAGCAGCAATTGCCCTATCTTTAATGCTATGCATGCTTCTACCCGAGTCACGACTCATGTATCTTCCAGTAGTTCTGGAACGACCTCTCATGTTTGACATACCATCATTTTGATTCTCATAAGAACCTCTATATGTCATTCGAGGCATAAAAGGCGTGTTATAGCTTCTAGAAGAATAACCTTCAGAACCTTCTTCCCATTCGGGGAGCATCATCTGAACTTTTTTGACATTCTTCATCACGTTAACGACATGGTCAAGATTTTGCCATTCGTTAGCAGCAACTTCGCCTTTCTTAGCGACTTTCATAAGCTCTTCTTTTGTAATTTCTTCAAGCTTACAAAGGATTTCCATATCATTCATCGTATTTCCTCCTCTCGTTAACGACTAAAAATTACGTTTGCGTTCTGAACGAGAATCGGCTGGGCACTAGTGTTACGAATCGTTACTGACTCGCAGCAACCAGCCCAAATTTGTGCATTGACCGCTCTGCTCACATTGAAGTATTCCTCAACTGCCGCGGGGGTAACGATCATATCACTAGCGGGAATGGTGGCGCCATCAATTGTAATCGCAACAGAAATGGCTTCAACCGTTCCACCTTCAGGAATTGCAATGTTTGCTCCGAAATCTACAAGATAATTTGAAAATGTTCTTCTACAGCCACAAGCACGACATTGAGCCGGGCCACCGCTAAGAAGAAAACTGCCAGTACCATCTCTATGACGAACTAGGCCTCTTGTACACGGAACAGGAGATTCTGTAAATACGATGGACTCGCCGGGATTTACTGTCTGGACAGCATTTGCTGAATATTCAGCCATTTATGCCACCCCCTTAATTAACCGTTACAGCCACAAGCGTTGAAGTTCATACCACAGCAATTGGGATTTTGAACCATATACGCGGGAATCGGAGCAGGATTAAGATACTGCTCAAGAGCCTGAGTCTGAGCCATATTATCCTGAAGAATTCTTGCAGTCTGAGCGGTCTGAGAAGCATTAAGCGCCT